CCAGGGGCAAGAAATAAATAGTTTTTAGCAACGCCGTTATCGTTGGAAGTTACTAATCTAATACCAAGCTCTTGACCTTGTATAACGTATCCATCATCTAAATTAACTACGTCTTGAATAGGAACATTTCCAATACTGCCAACGTTTATAATTTGAGTTACTCCAACGACTGCGCCGCCACTATTAGCGGACTCGACCAGCTCATTAAGCTTGTCCTTAATGCCGTTTGTCTCGTCAGCGCTTAGCTTATTTATAAGACTTGGTAAGTTGGGCAGTATGACCGCCTGCTTGTCTCCGTTTGGGTCCGCGTTGTTAAATTGATAGTCCTGGATCATAGTCGATAAATTTTATAGGAGAAGTACCCTCCCCAAGTTGGAACGCCCTCGCAGTTTGTTGTGCCTAATATAGTTAGAGCAGTTCTATAATGCATAGATATTGTAGCCTCTATGTCTATGAGCGTGATACTTTTTTGTTGGTTTGAGGGGTTTGTAACCCCGGGCCTGTCGACTATCTTAGCCCCAAAGTTTGTAGATACTAAGGGGTCCTTAATTTCCTGATAAGCACAAAGTAGGGCGGTTAATTTCTTAAAACCGATAAAAGTAGGGCCTGCACTGTCTTCAATAGCTCCGCTAATTATTTTAATAGCTGCCTCGTAGCCGAACATTTTAATTAAAACGTGGTTTCGTACATAGTCAAACAGCTCTTGCCGTTTAACGTCTGTGATTGAGGCCGATATTGGGTAGAACGCTCTAAGCTCCTCCGTTGTTGGGGTTGATATTACTGTCATCTTCTTGTGGTTTACCTAATAATTTTATCGAAAGCGCCCTATCGTAGCCAAATATGGTCTCTAGCATAATAATTCCCGACTCTAGCGTAGTGGTTCCTGAGGCTACCCCTTGCTGGATAGCTAGTAAAGACTGCACGCCTCCAACGGATCCTTTTAACTGAGCTTGCGCCTCTAGTGTTCGCTCGTCCACGTTTGCTGGACCCTCTGTACTTTGTAAAAGTTCCGGGTTTAGAACCTGAGCCTCTTCTTCGGTTATCTTAAACCCTATTTTCTTAAAACCATCTAGTATGTTAACCGCCTCTTTTAAACAAGTAGCCGCCCACATAGAAGTTGCCACAGTCAAAGCCTCTCCACTGTTGCCGAATAAACCGTCGTTTTGCTTTACGAGTATAGCAGGAAAGCCATAGCAAGCCATGCATATTTTACCGCTCGCTTTGTCGTCTGTGGTGTTTAAAAGATCTACGTTTACATCGTTCGATATCGAGACCTTAGAGAGTAATTTTGTAATATCATCGGTGTCTCCGCTGTACTCGATTAGTAAGTTTTGAGCGGCCTCTTCGACTCCTTTAGTAGAACTAACCGCCTCTTTAATACTGTCTAATACAGCGATCTCTGCATCAGTTGCTGAGCTGGACTTCTTAACAATAAAAATATTATTTCCGAACATCGCATTATCGCACGCTTTATTGACGTAGGTAGCCGCATCTGCCTCGGTTGTCATCCAATTCATAACGCTGTACATCGGGGTGACTCTATAAGGGAGCGAACTATCGTTATACATATAAATCTGACCCTTAAATTTAGCATAACCGTTTTCTGCAAATTGAGCTAGTACTACTTTTTGACTTTTATTAAAAGTAGGAAAAATGTCTCCCGATTCTATATTTATAAAAGTCGCAGCGTTGTCGTTGTCGTCAAAATCTTTTACTAGATACTTTTTTAAGTTTAAGTAGTCCCATGAGTTAGGTATACCGTCTATGTCGTAGCCCACTAATATTAAATAGTAGCCGTAACGAATGTAATCGTTTTCTATTTTTTTCCAAAGCTCTTGGTATTTTTGTAGTAAGTTGGGCAGGATGCAGTACTCGTGGAATTTAAGTAGCGCCATAGTAGCCGTTGGGCTGTTTAAATATGCCGTGTCTAAGTTCTCAAAGAATAAGCCGTCAGATCCTAATTGGACGTATCCTTTCAAATCGACGGCTTTTCTTTTTTTCTTGCCTAAAATTTTAAAAAAGCTAGAAAACATAATTTTTGTTTTTTAAATTTCGCCCTCCGTTGGGGCCGCTTGTTTTTTCTGGAATTTACCGTTACCCGCTCTTGTCGGGGCGCTCATTTTAACTACGGGCTTTTCCGCTTGGTCCAGGTCCACAACCTCAGCAGGCTCTAAACTCTCGACTAAAGCATCCATAGCGGCCTCGTCAAAGATAGTGAATACGTGCGGACTTACCGCGTGAATTTCTTTTGCTGTTGATATTTTTCTGCGGATATCGTCCGCTGAGTCCTCTGAACTTATCGGGTAAAGTACGCCGCCTTGCCCGTTTTTGGAGAAGTTTATACCTCCCCCGTGTAGCTTGTAAGTTGTCATTTTTTTCTGAGTTTTGTAAAGCCCGTAAGCCTTAGTTAATTTCTCTGCTGCATTACCGCCGCAGCCTAGGCAGCCAGAGTGGGCTGAAATAAAACGCCTTGCCTCTACAGGTAAGGCGTTAAACTCTTTAGTAGTCATTATATAGCTACTGTACTAAATCTGTTATTGAACAGCGTATCAGTAGCAGGCAAGCCTGTTTCCAATAAGAAGTTATAACCGTTTGGATTTCCTTCAGCTCCACCTGTAAGGCTTCGCAGTGATCCCGTAACGCGTCCGCCTACCTCCTCGCTAGTCGGCTCAGCTACAAACTGCAAACCGCTGCGAGAGCCTAGGACGTGGTAAGTGTCTAAAGGGTCGGCCACTCCTGAGTTGGCGTAAACAAATACATACTTTTCAGTCGCTAAAGCCATGATAGCTTCTTTGCCCGCGTCGCTCTCACTGTTAGCGATAATAACACCACTTGCAAGTTGAACATAGGTATCTTTCTTCACATCACTAGAAACGACTTCGTAATTAGGCTTAACCGCATTTTTCTCCCACTCAATAAGAATAGGGTAGTAGTCGCTTCCCACCACCGGGAAAACCCCCGTTTCCGGGTCGATCACGGTAATAGTGTCGTAGGTAAATTTCTTACCCGTTGCCTTTACCGCCTTAAAAGCCTTGAAATTTATTAAAAGCCCTCCTGAGAGGGCGTTTAGGTCCGCCGAGTCGCACGCTTTCAATACGTCCGCAGGCTTATAACATAGTGCCATAATTTTACCTTTTTAAATTAATATCCTAACACGTAGAAGTCCGCAGGGTAAGGATCCACAAGCGCAGTCGTTAGACTGTGAGAGGCTTCATATAAACCGCTTACGGCTTTAAACTCCCCTTCGAACGAGCCTTGCTCGGTGTAGTTCACAATAGGTAAGCCCAACGCTAAAACCACCCGGTTAGGTAAGTTCCACGCTGCGCCAACAAGCGCAAGGTCTCGAATAGCTGCTGAAAATTCGGAGTACTTAACGAGTGTTAGATCTCCGTACATAATTACAGAAACTTCTACGCCTCCAGTAACTTGAGAAGCTAAAGTACCTACACAGCACAAGTCAAAACTTTTACGCGTCATAGCGTGGATAAGTCTATCGTACATCTCGTCGGTAAGCCACACATATTTTTGCGTGTTTACAATCGTTCTCAAAGTAATAGGCTGTAATTCCACCATACCGTCGATAACGTCCAAAACCTCGTCAGCTGTCCAAGTTGTCTGCAACTTTTTCGTTACCTCGGCGTTTTTTTCGATTGTGTATCGAGGTGCTGCTGGAGACAAAGCCACAAGCTTAGTCCAAATACCGTCAATCTTAGTGTAATTCGGCAAAAGAGCAGGTATAGCTAAGTTAGCCTCAACGTAGTCCTCTGATCCTAGCCAGTTAATTTTTCGAGTTGAAACTAAGCCGTCTTGAATAAAGCCTTGCTCTTTTTCCGCAATGTACGCAGCCGAGGGCTCTGGTTTTGAAACGTTCATTCCGTAAGCTTTCTTTTCGTTCGACGTGAAAGTATTTAAACAGTCCTTACAAGACTGCATAAACGTATACTGTCTAGATTCTAAAACCGTAGGCATATCGCAAGTCGCTGTAATCTCGCAGCCTACCATTGCAACAGCATCTTTTAAAAGCCTTGGAGTTTTATAAACGCTATCTTCGTCAACTTGTAAAGTAGTATTATACTTCACCGAGCTAATAGATAAAGCCTCCTCCATTGCAGTAAGGTCGATAACTCCCTCAATAACTCTCCCCGCGGGAATACATACTTCGTTTAGTGTAGCCATTATCCTACTATTTTAAATTGTGGTTTCGTTTTACCAGCAGCAGCCGCTGGAGCTTGTGGTCCTTCGTGTTTCAATGAAACCTTTAGGGCTTTTAATTCCGTTTGTAGTGCAACGATAGAAGCGTTAGCCTTTAAGTTTGCCTCTACAACGGCCTCAAGTACTGCGAGGACTTCCTCGCTCGGCTCGACTACAGCGTCAACAGGTGCTGGAGTAGTTAGCTCGTAAGCAGTTACTAAGCCGCCTAAGACTACCATAGTGATTGTGTTGTCGCCGTCTGCCACTACATACGTTCCATCTGGAGCGGCTACAGCGACGCCTTCGGCAATCTCTGCAACGTCCGAAATGTCGGGGAAGGTAATAGAGACGCCGTTAACGTCGTCAACTATTAACTCCGCTGTTACGGTTACTCCTAGTTTACCTAGCATCGCCGCCAAAATTGGATTTTTAATTGTCATTTTGAATTTATGTTTAGTTAATAATTCCTAAGGTTTGTAAGTTCGATCTGTTTAAAGGCAGTTCGCTAAATTCGAGTAGTGAGAATATTTCATCGCTCACATTGCAGCTCTCTCTAAATATGGCTCTGCAAAATTCTTGGTACGGCTGCATATCGTCATACATTTGCTTTAAATCAAAAGCGGTCAAAGTGCTATCGCTCTCTAGTGTAATTCTAACCGCGTGGTAGTGAGTTTTAGCTAGAGTGTCTATGTCTCTAGTGTCTCCTAATAAAAAGAATAGAAAACCGCAGCTGTAAGCATACTCTGGAACAAAGGTAACAACCTGCACGCCCATCTGTTTAATGGCGTATATTTTAGCGCTCATCCTTTTAAGGGTGTCAACTTCTCCCCCGTGTGAAGTGATGCTGAAAACGACAACGTCGCCTTTTTTTAGAACTGCAATATCGCGGTTAAATTTATTCTCCATCGCAGCGTTAAACTCTCCTACTACGCTTATCTCAACCATTTGTTACAAATATTATTTTTTTCTTTTGCAAAAACTTTTGTAGCTATCGGGCAAGCGCACCGATCACAAACATAACCTTCGACTTCTTTTATTTCAGCATTAACGAAGTCAGCATAAAACTTTTTACTCTTCTCGGGACAACCCGCACAAATTTTCGAGCGGTGTAGGGTTTCGTCTGTATGTTTGGAAGCTAAGCTCTTAGTTAAAGCGTTGATAAAATCTATCATATAACAAATGTATATAAATAAAATCAATAATAAACAATAACTATTGATATTTTTTTTATATAGATAAATAATATTTGCATAAGATAAAAAAGTTTTATATGTTTGTGAAATAAAATTTAAAAATAAAATTTCAGCTCTTATCTTGTAATGGATCTTTGCTTGTCGGTAAGGTTGCTCTCGCTAATGCTTGGTCGAAGATAAAGAGATGCTGATTCATACGGCCCAATTAGCGTAAGACTGAC